TGGATTATTAGGCATCTTAGCTATGGCCTTTGGAGGATTAACAGAATTATATGCCATTACTAATTCACGCAAATAAAAATTTGGTAGGGCAGCAGGTCCTCCAGCAGGTCCTCCAGCAGGTCCTCCGCCTGGACCACATAAGCCGGATGAATTTGTTGGATCTACTCTACATATTTCAACTAAAATATCCGCTTTTGGATCAAAGGATAATGATAATTTATATTTTAAGGCATACAAATCAGCATTATATGTTGGATTATTAGGTATCTCATTTATGGCCTTTGGAGGATTAAAAGAATTATATGCCATTACTAATTCTTCTAAATATGTAGCACCACCTATTTGATTCTTTAAGGCTAAATATTTAGCTTTATATTTTAAATACTTTTGTTTATATTCCATATATTACTATACATTTTTTTTGTAAAAATTGATATTTTATTATTATAATATTTATTAAATTAGCCATTAATACATAATAAATTATGTTTCAATCGCTATAGGAAAAGTTGATTTGATATTCACATCAGGATTTTATAAATTATACAGGTATATTTTTACCAGCTAATAATATACAGCCATTAACTTCTGCAACTGTCATTCTAAACATACGACTGGGTTTAGTCATTAGCTTAATATATTCATCATATTCTTCCTTTGTAGGAACAACAGTTTTTAACCATTGCTTAACCATTTTACATTGTTTTTCAGAAACATCATAATTTACTTCAACACCAGGAAGTGGTGCTCTAGGAGGAGGCCCAAATGATGGTTTTGGAGGTGGAGGAAGACTTGGCTTACTTACAGATGGTGTAGGTGGTCCGGCAGGTGGTATTTGTTTTCCAGCTCTTATTATACATCCATTTAAATCTGCTACTGTAATTCTTAATTCGGGATGTATGTGTTTCATTTGATGATTTACATATTCATCATATTCTTCTCTTGTAGGAGTAACTGTTTGTAACCAAAGATTAACCATTTTACATTGCTTTGGAGTAACATCATGATTTATTTCAACAGGTGTAACTTTTTCCCATAATGTTCCTTCATGAGATCTTTGAAAAGTTTTTCCGTTTCCAGAAGGTGTTTTTACAAAAATAAAAGTTGGTCGAATATCTACAACTGTTCCAATTATAGGACCATCTCCAATATATTTAATTACATCATTAATATATATATGACCACCAATTTGATTCTTTAAGGCTAAATATTTAGCTTTATATTTTAAATACTTTTGTTTATATTCCATATATTACTATACATTTTTTTTCTGGAAAAATTGATATTTTATTATTATAACATACATTAAATCCTAGAATACTTACAAAATAAGATATGGCTTATTCTTGTCAGAGGCCGTCAAAATGCGTTAGCGGAAATCTTTGTGAGAACACAAAAACAGATTTCTGTTGTTGGCATGAAGATAGAAGGAAGAACAAGAACCTTTTTTATCTTGATATGTATGGTGAGATTGATCCAACTCCTTATGGAATGACAGTTCCAGTTGATATTCATTATTGTCCCTCTTGTAGGACAACAAAAGAGACACTTGCGGAAATTATTGAGAGATTACAACAGGTTCTGCCTGATCCTGAATCATATCAACGAATTCAGACATTAGCGAAGATTCAGCGCGAAAGAGAAGCGAAAGAAAGACTGATTGAGAAGTTACGTAAGCACTATTATAGCAAAAAGAAATAAGAATTATAAACATTTTATTTATCATTATAATATATATATGGATTACGAATCAAAATATTTAAAGTATAAACAAAAATATTTAGAATTAAAAAGACAATTAGGTGGTATAATTGGAGATAGAGCGAATTATGAATATAATGTATATAAATATTGTAACGATAGATTAACAAAATCTGTATATGAAAATAAAAATGTTGTTGAATATATTGAAAAGATGTGTTTAGAAACAGTTTATTATTTTATGAATGAATTACACAAGGCTAATAAATTAGATGAATTTACATTATTATATAATTTAAAAACAAAAAGTGTGTTATCGGGTGCTATAAAAATAGAACCATTAATTGAGGTGATTAAATCTGGAAAAAATATTGAGGAAATTTATAAATATTTAGATGAAAATTTAAATATTAGATCTAGCATGACATTATTAGATATGGTTGTTAAATATATATTAGGAAAAAGTTCATCATTTAAAAGAGTAAGTGAATTTTTTGATAATTATATTAGATTAAGAAGTGCTCATACTGATATTGATAAAGATAAAGAACGTGATGAAATGTGCTTAAATAATTTTTATGCTCCAAATAAAAGTGGAAAAGTTGAAGGAAATAAAGATTGCTTACCAATGGTTGAATTATTAGAACCATATACAGATCTTGAAAAAGCTAAATATAATGAAGATGAATTATTAAGATTTAATGTTGGTAGCAATATTTTTACAGCTCCTTCTCAAAATCTAACCTTTGATGTTTTTGCCGCTGGTTTATCAGGCCATACAATTGATATTTTATTATTAATGACAACATTCGTATTTAATAAAATTAAAAAAGAAGATGTATTTGTATTAGTTTATACATGTTTAATTTGGATGTTAAATTATTATCACCATAGTTTAAGAGAAATTGTTGGTATTGCTTTTATGTTTATTGATGACGGATATAATAGAGATATTTTATTAGAGTTATTCGCAAAAGCAAATATGACAAAAGATGATTATAAACAAAAAATAGATAATATTTTTGAAATGTTAGAAAAAGAATTATTAATATTAAATACTAAGAAATATGTTCCTAATTATCCAATGGTTGGAGATAAAACATTATTTGCTGTTTTATTAGAAGGGCATGCTACTGATTTTATTAATAAAAGATTAGAATTAATAAAAACATCCGAAAATATGTCTAAATTTTTGTCTTTATTACATAACATTAAAAAAGACTTAAAAATATCAGTTCCTTAATTATTTTTTTCCAGTTTTTAATTTAGTATATTTTTCTACTAAATCATTATATTTTAATATAACATCTTTTTTCTCATGAAGGGCTTGTTTCAACTTTTCTTTTAATTCATCTATTTCTTTTATATATTTTTCTTTACTTTCATTTATTACTTCTGCCTGTTTTCCAATTACATCTTCAACTTTTTGCTTATAATATATCTCCGCATCTTTTATTTGAATAGACCATGTTTTCTGACTAGGTGGTAGTCCTACCGCACAAACTATATATTTATCAGCATTATCTTTATTAAGTAATCTTCCACCTAATCTAAATTTTTTAATTACTTTTTTTCCTTCTTTTACAAAAGAAAAGTATCTTATTTCAGTTCCTATAGGAAGAGCTTTTAATTCTTCAATATCATTAATTAAAACATACCCTACTAATTTTTCTTCTATTTCTTCTTGTGTAAATTTATCTTGTAATGTTTGTTTTGGTCTTTTGTAATCATCATTTTGTAATCTAGTTGTCATTACTATATATTAATAAATATATTTTAATATTAAAATATATTTAAATAGTTTATAAAATAATTATTAATTGTTCTCTTTGTTTATTGATAAATCATTAGCTTTGTTTATTAGTAAAAGTTAAAGATCAGATACATTCGTTAATTTTTCATATGTAATTCCAGCTTTTTCCATATTATTTATTAATAAGACTACATCGTTTTTTGTTTTGGTTTGGATTCCTATTACAACTGGACCAGTTTCTTTATTAATTATTTTTGTATATCTAAAATAAATAATATCATCATTCTTTCCTAAAACTGTTAAAATAAAATCTTTTAATGCTCCAGCTTTTTGTGGGAATTCTATTTTGAAATAATGTTTTAATCCCTCATAGATTAGGGATCGTTCCATAATTTCAGTCATTCTAAATACATCTGAATTACTACCAGATATAATTGATACAACATTCTTATTTTTAATTTCTTCTACCATTTGATCTAAAGCACAAAGAGAAAGGACTCCAGCTGGTTCAATAATTAATCCACTTTCATTATACATTTCTATAATCTTTGAACATACATGTCCTTCATCAATTAAAATAATATCATCTAAGTTTTTTTTACAAATTGGATAATTTAAATCTCCAACACGTTTAACAGATGCTCCATCTACAAATGTATTAATTTTGTCTAATTTAATAATTTTATTCTGTTTAAATGATTCATACATTGATGGAGCGCCCAATGGTTCAACTCCAATTATTTTTGTTAGGGGTGATAATTCTCTGATATATGCTGAAACTCCTGCGGATAATCCACCTCCACCAATAGGAAGAAATAAATAATCAAGAGGTTTATTTAATCTCATTAATTCTTCTACAATTTCTAAACCCACTGTACCCTGCCCTTCAATAACTTTTTCATCATCAAATGGATGAACAAATTCTTTTGATTTTTCTAAAGAATATTTTTTAGAAATATCAAAAGATTCGTCAAAATTATTCCCCTCTAAAAAGATATTTACATATTTTCCACCAAACTTTTTAACTTTGTCAATCTTCTGTTTTGTTGTTATCTTTGGCATAAAAATATCACCAGGGATTTCTAACTTATTACAACTATATGCTACGCCTTGAGCATGATTTCCGGCGGAGCAACTTACAATAGCCAGAGGCCTATACGCCCCTGAGTGGGCTATTCCCTTTTTATTCTCAAGAGAACTCATTTTATTAAATGCTCCCCTAATTTTATATGATCTAACAGGTGTTATGTCTTCACGTTTTAGGAAAATATTAGCTAAATACTTTAATGATAAGTCAGGATGATAATTAAGAGGGGTTGGTGGGAAAAGAGTTCTAATTAAAGAAGCTGCTTTTTGAATGTTTTTAATTTTTGGATAATATGTGTTCATTTTGATTATTAGTAAATTATATAATAATATATTAATAAATAATCAATTTTTTATAAAGCAGGAGATTTAAGAATATTATTTAATATTTTTCTCATCTTACTTTTAGCACTAGTTGTAAAAAATATATAATTTCTTGAATATGATAAATTATATGTTTTTCCAGGTATTTTCATGTAAAATGTCATATTAGTTAATTTGTCTTTATTATATACATTTAATACTATACCACCGCCTTTTAATTCACCATTTAAATTAATAAATTTTATTAATCCGCCTGGTTTAACTAAATTTATATTATCATTATGTATATATGTATATCCATCTAATTCATCTTTATATTTAGCATAATGTTCAATAAGAAAAGGATTCATTTTGAATATATTATATTAAGATAAAAATTATATAAGAATAAATTATTAACAAGTGATATGAGTAACATTGATACAAATATAAGTTGCCTTGATAAGAATATAAGTCAGATAAAGAAAATTGATTGGGTAACATCATTTGATGAAAATAACAATTATTTAATTAATTTAGAGAATAAATATAAAAGTAGTTGTAAGTTATCATTAAATGAGATAGTTAATACAACAATTGAAAATAAATCTAGTGATATTTTTAATTTTAGTGTAGAAAATGAATCAATTAATAATAAAATGAAAGAGATTATTATTTTAACAGAGTTTAATAAATTAAAAGATTTGGATTTATTAGAAAAGGAAGCATTAATAATTATATATGTAAATCGTTTTCTATTAAAAAATAAATTGACAGAAGAATCAAAACATTTTTTTATTGATTTATTTACATGGATTAAAAATGTATCTGATTATTTAACAACTAAATTAAATTTAAATAAAATTTCACATTCTAAGAGATTTAAGGATGAATATCTAATTAATAGATGTTCATATAAATTCTGTAATTATAAAGATAATTGTGAATTTAATTATGACAAAAAAGGTAAGAAATGTAATTCTGATCACTATGTTCATAATATGGTAGAAGCTGATTGTACTAGTTTAATTGATTACTTATTAAACAATAATCTAGAAAAAGTAGACCATCACAATGAAATGATGAAATGTATCAATACACTAATGTTTGTTATAAATCATATGTATAATGAATTAAAAAATAAATTATATTACAGTGTTTCTAAAGATGAAAGTGAATTACATCAAAATAATAATTGTTCTGAAAAAACTAAAACACCTAGTAGATTTGAGAGTTTAAAAGATGGTAGTCATAGAAATGATAGTGTTTTTAAAAATGATAAAGGAGGGGAGAGAGGTGGGGATAGAGGCGCAGACAGAGGCGCGGACAGAGGCGCGGACAGAGGCGCAGACAGAGGCGCAGACAGAGGCCGGAATAAAGGATTTAAAAATGATTATAGTAATGATCGTGGAGATAATGGAAATCGTCCATTTTTTAAGAAGAGAACAAATAATATATAATTTACAAGTATTAGATTTTAAACATATTAGATTTTAAACATAATAGATTTTAAACATAATAGATTTTAAATATTTTATTAAATATTTAAAATTAGCTTTCATCATCTGTATCAATTGTATTTTCATTATTAGTATCTTTAAATTCTGTTAAAGATATACTTGATATACCATTTTCATTAAATAATCCTTTGAGACCAATATCTTTTGGAATATATACACTATCATGATCTGGTAATAACTTAATATAATCATATATTTCTGAACTACCATCCAATAAATTTTGTTCATCTAACGTTTGGAAAATTGGAAATTTCTTTTCGAATAATTCCGGAACTATTTCAATATCACCGTTAGTAAATTGTTCTTTCATTATTTTATAGATCCTTTTATCAGCATTAAAAATATTCTTAAATTCTTCCCATTTTTCTTTATCACGTCTTAATTTATTTTTTTCTTCATCTACATTAAATTTTTCTTTTATAATTTCATTCTCAAATTCATGTAAATTTTGATTTAATCCTTCTAATTCATTCATTTCAGCTTCTTTTAATTTTGATAATTCATCAATTCTTTTTTTTAGTTCTTCTACATCTATATCTTCATCATCATCTTTGTCATCACTTGTAATCTTTATTTCTGTATTAATTGGCGGCATTTGGACGTTGAGATCAGACGATATTGTTTTAGCTTTTTTATTTTCTTGAGTAAGTGTGACATCATTAGATGATTCTGAATTAAATGCTAGTTCAAATGGAATTTCATCTATTTCATTTGTAATAATATCGCCTTTATTTAGTGAGGTATATAATATTTTATCATTTTTTATTTTGTAAATACCGTTAATATATCCATCATTAAATTCCTTAAGACAACAATTTGTATTTAATCTATTTATTTTAAATAAATGAACAATTGCTCCATTTTTATTTGTATAAATATCAAATATTGATTTATTTATTTCTAAAATATAATACATATTAAATATATAAATAATCTTTTATATAATATAAATGAATAATATTATTAATAACAATAAGATGAACAATAATAATGTTGATCCGACACCAAATGATTTAATAGGTAAAAAAAAGAAATATAATCATTCAAATCCGAATAATAGATATAATAATCAAAATAATTATAGAAATAAAAATAATCAAAATTATAGTAATCAACCTAATTATAATAGAAATAATTATAGAAATAATAACAGAAATAATTATAATAATAATTGGAATAATAAAAATTGGAAGAATAATGAAAATAAATCAATTAAACATACAGATGTCGAAAAATCAATAAAAGAAACTTCTCCAAATCAACAATCACATATAATTGTTAGATCGACAAATGATCCAACAAATATGAGAATAATTCCATTTAATAATCCTCAAAATTTGAATCCTTTAATGATACAAGCAAATATTATAAAATCAATGTTTAAAAAGAAAGAAGTAAATGTTGATCAAAAGGAAACTACTATAGTAAATGAAGAATTTATTGAATTATCAAATATTGAAACTATTGATGATTTAATAAAAATCGGATCAGAATTTGACATTAATGATAAACGTCGATATTCAATTAATATGTTGAGATTAAAAAATATTGTTGAACCATTAAAGGAGTTAAAAAGTGTAATTGGAATGGAAAGTGTAAAAAAAAATATATTTGAACAATTATTATATTTATTACAAGAATTAAATGATAGTAATATGATGCATACTGTTATTGAAGGACCTCCTGGAGTTGGAAAAACATTATTAGGAAAAATATTAGCAAAAATATATTATAAATTAAATTTTTTAAAGAAATTAGAAATTTCAAATGAAAATCAAGAAATAAATGAGATTACAAATCATTTAATGCAAATGTTAAATCCAGAATTAGCTCTATCTAAAGAACAGTTTGAACTAAAAGAAAAAGAACAGAAGGAAAGGAAAGAAAAAAAGGAAGAAGAATTTAAATTTAGAGTTGTTCGGAGAAGTGATTTAGTTGGTCAGTTTGTTGGATCTACAGCATTAAAAACTCAAAAAGTAATTGATGAATCGTTTGGAGGGGTTCTATTTATTGATGAAGTTTATTCACTTGGCTCAGGTAATACTAGTGACAAAGGAGATTCCTTTGCGAAAGAAGCAATTGATACATTAAATCAAAATTTATCAGAGAATGGAGATAAATTTATTTGTATAATTGCTGGATATCCAAACGAAATAGATAGGTGTTTTTTTGCTCAAAATGATGGATTACGTAGGAGATTTCCTTTTAAATATACTATTGAGAAATATAATTCAAATGAATTAGCAAAGATATTAAATTTTAAAATAAATGAAATAAATTGGAAATTAGACAAAACTTTATCAATAGAAATGATTGAGAAATTTATTGACAAGAATAAAAAGAATTTTGATAATTTTGGAGGTGATATTGAAAACTTTTTACTTAGTATAAAAATTAAACATTCAGTAAGAGTATTTGGAAAAAATCCAAATTTAAAAAAAAATATTAATATGGATGATATAAAAAGTGCGTATGAGATTTATTTAAAAGGAAAACAAGATAAAGAATTACCCCAATTTGTAAAAGACATGTATGTTTAAATTCCTAATTTATTTTTCTAATCATTTTACGAGGCTTTCGTATAATATATCTTCCAAATATATCATATACATTATTTGTATATAAATATCTTGAAAATGGTGCCAAATAATTATAATATGATGGATAAATTATTAATCCATGTGGATCTCCCCTTAAATCATAACTCATTAATCGGGTATTTCTTGTTGGCATCCATAAATATAATCTATTATTAAATGATTCTTTTATATCCCATATAAAGAAAATAAAAACTTGAATAAGTATAAAAGTTATAATGATAAGTATCATATTATAATTTATAAGAAAAAATTGATAATCTAAATAATTATTAATATAAAGATTCTAATATATTAAATAATAATTATGGGGACCAATTATGATACTTTGACGAAAGAATATATACAAATAGTAAATGAAATGACTACCTGTATGTTACGTATGGATGAATTAAAAGCAATGGCAACTGAAAAAGAAGCATTAATATTACAATGTAATAAAGATCTAGTTCCAAAAGAATTAATTCAGCAACCAGTAAAAAATATAATTGCTAAAGATACTGATTCTGGATCAGATGATGATTCTGATTCAGACGACAGTGTTGAATTTATAAAGAACTTATCAGATGATGAAGATAAAAAGAAAGTTGAACCAAAAACAGCTGTAAAAGGTGATACTACCTCAAGAGGTAGAGGACGTGGCAGGGGACGCGGACGTGGTGGGCGTGGTGGGCGTGGTGGAAAAAGTGGAGGAGATGTATAGTTGAACTATACATTTCTGAAAAAAAATATAAAAAGATTATTTTATAAAAAAATTGATATTAATAGGTATTAATATTAATTATTAAAAGTATATGGTTTTATTTGAGAATGATACATATCATAATATAAATTATTATCACGCTACACAGCTTAACAAAAAAAATGAAATCTCAAGGTTTAATCAACTTACCCTTAAACATACTATAAATTCAATAAATAAACTAAATGAATTATATTCAATTACAGAATCAACTATTAGTAATAAATCAGAAACATCTAATTTACAAAGAAATTTTAATGAAACATGTTCAAAATTTAAAAGAGATAATGGTTAATCATTCAATTGTTCGAACTAATGACAGCACAGTAAAATGTTGTATAAATAGGTGCGTTAAATTATCATCATACAAATATCACAATAATTTTTATTGTTGGTTTCACCGAATTGATTTAGATATCAATAACAAATTAATTTATTCCGAGCATTAATATTTCTAATCCGAGTATCCAAAAAATTGATTGGCAAGCAATCTGCCCACCAATTTTTTGTAGGCTCGGATCAAAAATCCGAGTATCCAAAAAATTGAGCTGTTGATTGGCAAGCAATCTGCCCACCAATTTTTTGTAGGCTCGG